GATGGATCAACATCAAGTAGAACAGGTGTTGGGTTTAGGGTAGGTGCAACTCGTATGGACTTAATTCCAAGCGGTAAAAGGTAATGGCAAAAATACTAGAGACTAAACTTCCATTCGCGACTGGGGAGCTCTCTCCTGAAACATTTAATCGTTTGGTCAGGGTATTAGAACTTAGTTTAGGTAAAGTTGATGTTGATTCAACTAATTCAGTAAATGAAACTCAAAGAGACGAAAACCAATTTCAAAATGGCGATATTATTTGGAATTTAACTACAAGTCAATTACAACTTTGGAATGGAAAACAGTGGGTTGATATATACACAGGAACAGAAAGAGGAGTGCAAGGCACATCAGGTTTAGGTAAATTAACAGTTTCAACTAATGGAGCAACAACAATAACATTGTAGAGGAATGTATGAAAATAAAAGGTGTAAAAGTAGATAAACTCAACAAAAGACAACAGACAGCTTTGAAGAAACACGCGAAACACCATACTAAAAAACACGTCAGTAGTATGGTTACAGCAATGAACAAAGGTGCTACTTTTACTCAATCCCATAAAGACGCTATGAAAAAGGTTGGTGCATAATATGAATATAGATTTATTAAGAGAAGAACTCACAATAGATGAGGGGTGTGTGGATAAAATATATTTAGATCATCTTGGTTATCCTACATTTGGCATAGGTCATTTAGTGTTAGAAACAGATCCAGAACACGGTCAAGAGGTAGACACTCCAGTTTCTAAAGAAAGGATTGAAGAGTGTTTTGAGAAGGACATTCAAGGAGTTTTAACAGATTTAGATAGAAATTTATCTTGGTGGGTAGGTTTAAGTGAAGATCATCAAAGAGTTCTAGCTAATATGTGTTTTAATTTAGGTATAAACAGGCTACTGAAATTTAAAAAATTTCTAGGAGCATTACAAGAACATGACTTTGAAACTGCTGCTGTAGAAATGATGGATAGTAGATGGGCAACTCAGGTTGGTCCGAGGTCAACAAGGTTAAGAGATAGAGTATTAAGAGGAGAAGAAAATGCCTAAAGTTGGTAAGAAAAAATTTCCATACACTAAAAAAGGTATGAGTCGAGCTAGATCATATGCTAAAAATAAAGGTAAAAAAGTCAGTTACATGAAAAAAGGTGGAGCATTAAGGGCTAGGAGAGGTCGATAATGTATGAATATAAATGTAAAGTAACGAGAGTGGTGGATGGAGATACAATAGATGCTCTAATAGATTTAGGTTTTGACGTTAAGTATCAATCTAGAGTACGTTTATACGGAATAGATACTCCAGAGTCTAGAACAAGAGATAAAGATGAAAAAGCTAGAGGCAAGATGGCTTCTGCTTTTTTAAAAGAAGCTGTGGATAATGGAGATACTGTAGTTTTAAGAACTAAGCTATCTGATTCTAGAGGCAAGTTTGGCAGAGTATTGGCTTCTGTAGTGGTTGATGATATAGATATAAATGAATCTATGATAGAAAATCATCTAGCAGTAGCTTATTTCGGTCAGTCTAAAGACGACATAGAAGCGGAACACATGATTAATAGAGAGAAGTTAATAGAACTGGGTAAATTCGATCCTTCAACAGTGGAGAAATAATATGAAGTTTAAATTTGTTAAAAACATAATAGGCGCAGTAGCTCCTACAATCGGCACAGCTCTTGGTGGTCCAATGGGTAACATGGCTGCTAACATGGTAGCGGAAGCATTAGGTTGTGAGCCAACACCAAAAAAGATAGAACAAGCAGTACAAGCGGCAACTCCAGAAGAATTAGCAAAACTTAAAAAGATTGATGCAGACTTTGAGATTAAAATGAAAGAGCTAGAAGTAGACCTTTACGCATTACAAACTCAAGACATAAAAGATGCTAGAGGAAAGTTTTCTAAAGATTGGACATCTAGGATTATGGGAATAGCTGTCGTTGGTGGCTTTATGGGTTATATCTTCTTAGTCACGATCCAGCCTCCAGAGCAAAACAGTGAAGCATTGATCAACTTAGTCCTTGGCTACCTTGGAGGTCTTGCCAGTGCTGTAATTAGTTTTTACTTTGGCGCAAGCAACTCTAAGGATAAAGATGAATGAAGGTTTATATAACTGAGTTTACTTATAAAGATAAACATTACGAAGGTCCAACTGTTGTTGCTCATAGTTTTGATGAAGCAGAGGCTAAAGCAGAGGTTTATGGTTGCACCGTAGTTGGAATACTAGATATGATCATTACTGAAGATGAAGCAGCAGAATGGAACAGGGTTTTGCATTAATAACTGAACTAGGATTACCTGTTGCGGGGGGTCTTGTGATGGCTTATTTCATATTTTTAGTCATGCAACAACTTATGGATGGATTAGTAAGCGAAATACAGACGATTCAAGCCATATCTAAAATGCTCATCACCAGAGCAGCAACAATGAATAATGATATAATTCGTATAGATACTAGCGTTTCTAGTGCTTTAAACTTATCTCCTGATTTAGAAAGAATAGCTAGAGCAGAAAATTTTGTAGAAGACGGAAAAATAGATGCAAGACGAGATTAATCTTCCGCCCGTAGGTGATGCTGAAGCGGTTGTAGACGGTTTATTTGGTCTTATATACCTATACCCATCCGACTATCTAATTGTGTTCGGCTCTTTAACTTTATTTGCGGTTTACGGTTTATCAATCTATGCAGGGATAAAGTATATACAAAAGAAGTTTAAGTAATGGATATTGTTCAAATAGTATCAGAGTTCGGGTTTCCGATAGTTATGGTGGTCGGACTAGGTTATTTCGTATACTTTGTTTGGCAAACTATTACTAATAAAATTGACCCTGCTGTTCAGGAAATGAAAGTAACTATTATCAGGCTTACTGATCAATTACGACTATTAGACCAAGATATGATAAGATTACAACAAAAAGTAAATACTGTGCTAGAGTTAAAAGAGGAAAATAGATTAAAAGACGAAGATGAAAAATAGTTTTACATGGTTTCTAGGTATTTATGTTTACATGGCGATCTTTTTGATTTTGCTATTGTCTTACGCTAATGCAGATGAAATACTTTACAAGTTTAAAAGTCCTAGTTTTTCAGGAATAAACACTTCAAGTCATTATCTTACGATAGAAAATCAAGAGTCTACAAGAAAACAAGCAATAAAAGATGAAATAAAAGCATATCAAGATGAGTTAGCTAGAGACGCAGATAACACTACACTTGCAAGGTTTATAAGGAACTTAGAATCTCGTATCTATGCTCAACTTAGTCGTCAAATGGTGGAGCAATTATTTGGAGAGACTCCACAAAAATCAGGTAAACTTGAGCTAGAGGGAAACACGATTGAATATATTGTCGAAGAAGAAACTATTACGCTTTCGATCACCGATGAACTTGGTGGGACGACACATATTACTGTGCCTATTGGGGATTTTACTTTCTAGTTGCGCCTCTCGGAACTTGTCAGAGGGCGGTGGTATTCCTAACATTGTAATAAAAAGTTCTTCTATTGTAGATTTACAATCTGAAGAATTAAAAAATATCTCTCCTGCGAAAAGAAAACCAGTAATAGCTATATACGCTAACAGTTTTCAAGATCACACAGGTCAGCGCAAATCTAATGGACAATTTGCATTATTTTCTACAGCGATTACGCAAGCACCTGAAGCGTTTTTAATACGCGCGTTAAAGCATGCATCTAACGGTCATTTCTTCCAAGTCGCAGAAAGAGTAGGGCTTGAGTCACTTACAAAAGAGAGACAAATAATACGAAGTACGCGTGAATCTTTTGACGAAGAAAGCAAAGTAAAACCTTTACTTTTTGCTGGTCTTTTAGTGCAAGGCGGAGTTTTGAGTTATGATACTAATGTCAAATCTGGAGGAGCTGGTGCTCGTTACCTTGGTATCGGCTCTAGTAAAGAATACAGAGAAGATCTGATAACGATTAGTTTAAGGTTGGTTTCTGTATCTACGGGTGAAGTATTACTTGAAGTTTTGGTTTCTAAAAATATTTTATCTGTGGGACTGTCGCAAGACATATTTAGGTTTATAGATGAAGGGACTAAACTTATCGAAGTAGAAGGAGGAGTAGCTGAAAACGAAAGTACATCGATTGCCTTACAAAAAGCTATAGAAGAAGGAGTGCTTGAAATAATAAAACAAGGTATAGATAAAGGATATTGGGAATATGAATAATAACTACAACAAAATGGTATATGGTACTGTAATGCTGGCGTTTCTGTTCGCATATAGTTTGTCATACTCTGATGACAATGAAATATATGTAGATCAAGTTGGAGCTACAGCAAACATAGATTTAGAACAATTAGGCTCTGGAAATATAATTGGTGGATTACAGTCAGCGCATGGCTCTATGACTCCGTTTGATCTTGACGGTGCAACTATGACACTAGATGTCAACCAGATAGGTAATAACAACAAGATGTTAGGTGATATTAATGCAGACACATTCACAGGTTTGTTTGATTTCGACGGCGATACTAATTCTTACACTATTCAAGTTGATCCGACCAACACTTATAGTGCTGACAACTCTGATGTGAATGTAAATGTTGATGGTTCAACTAACACTATGACACTAGACTTGGCTACTAATGCTTTAGCTAGTGGTGCAGATATAGACACAATAGTTCAAGGTGATTCAAATGCTGTTCATGTTGATTTAGATGTAGATTCAGCAACTAATTACATTGATTTTGATGGTGATTCGAACAGTATTGATTACAATGGAGATGGTTATGCGGGAGCTTACTTCAAGATTGAACACGACGGTAACTCGAGGACTTTCGATATTGACCAACAATCTACGCAAGATAATGATTGGTTGCGTGTTATTTCTGACGGTAATAATGGTACTTTCTGTATCCAGCAGAATGATCAGGGCACAAGCACTTCTTGCTGAAGATATAGGAAGTATTACAGAACTTAACGGTTATACAAGAGTAGTACGAGATAAAACATACGAAAGTGAGTTGGGATTCTCACTTGATTCTATGGATCGATTAGAGACTGCTAACGGTCGCATGGGAGTTATGTTTCGTGACGATACCACAATAAGACTCACAGAACACTCTAACGTCGTTATAGATAAATTTGTTTTCGATCCGAATCCTAGTAAGTCTAGTATGGCTTTGAACTTCGTAAAAGGAACGGGAAGGTTTATATCTAGTAAAAAACCACGCATCCCTAAAGAAAACATCAGTATCCGTACGAACTCAGCTACGATTGGGATTCGTGGAACTGACTTCACTCTTACAGTAAAAGAGACAGGAGAAACACTTGTGATACTTTTACCAGACGAGAACGGTGAAGCAAGTGGCGAGATAGAA